AGGTTACTAATAAAGGTTTAGAAGTATTTCAGAAAGTAATGAATGACACTAAAAAACCAACACCCTAAAGGTGGAACAGAATTACAATTCGAGTATTTAGAAAAGTACGTCGATAAAAATTTATTAGACCAAGTACAGATATGTACTTCGGTGCCAGAAAAAATACCATTACATCCAACTAAACCAAATATACTTTGGCAAAAAAATTCTTATGATCAACCTAATTTAACTCCATGGTTTAGTGATCTTTCTAATCATAGTAAATACGATTGGTATGTATTTAATTCACATTGGACATATGAAAAATATAGATTTCATTTTGATATACCAACAAACAGATCTGTAGTTATTAAAAATGGTATTGATAAAATAGAAAAAGCTAAACCTTATGTAAAAGGTGAACCTATAAAGATAATACATCAAAACACACCCTGGCGTGGTTTATCTGTATTGTTAGGTGCAATGCAATTAGTAAAAAATCCTTTAGTTACTTTAGATGTGTATTCATCTACAGAAGTTTATGGTCAAGACTTTTATGATAAAAACGATCATGAATATAGAGAGCTTTACGAGCAAGCTAAGAAATTACCTAACGTAAACTATATTGGTTATAAACCAAATCAATACATAAAAGATAATTTAAAAAATTATCACATGTATGCTTATCCTAGTATCTTTGAAGAAACGTTTTGTATATCTTTATTAGAAGCTATGGCTGCAGGTTTATATTGCATCGTAGATGACTATGGAGCTTTGTATGAAACGGGAGCAGAGTTTCCTATGTATGTGCCATATGATAAAAACCACAGAGCCCTTGCTCAAAAGTTTGGTTTTGGTATTGAACAAGCATCACATACACTAGATCAAAAACAAATACACGATCATTTAGATTCACAGTCTAACTACGCAAACATTTATTACAATTGGAATAAAATAGGTATTCAATGGACTACTTTTTTAAAAGGAGTAATTAATGCAAAATCCAAATAAACCAATATGGTTTGGTCAAGAAAGTATTGTAGAAACAATAGATCTTTCTGATCCTAAACCAGAGTCTAAATCACCTCATAAGATAATGGTTTGTACTCCTGTGCATAGTGAGTGTTCTATTCATTACACACAAGCTTTATTAAAGTTTCAACAAGATTGTTTAATGAGAAAAATATTAGTTAGTTTTACTTTGATGAAATCATCATTAGTTACTCAAGGTAGAAATCTATGTGTAGCTGAAATGTTAAACCATGAAGATGGTTATACACATTTATTATTTATAGATTCAGATATTGACTTTGACTTTGGAACTATTGAGACAATGTTAAAAGCAGATAAGGATGTTATTGCATGTCCATATCCAATGAAATCATTGGATTGGGAAAAAATATTTCAACAAAAAGATAAAGCTAAAGATGTCGATTCATTAAAAAAACCTGGATATACGTTTCCGATTAAATTAGAAAACCAAAATTTTATACCGTCAGATGGTGGTATTGTTGAAGCAACACATGCTCCTACTGGCTGTATGCTAATTAAAAGAACTGTATTAGAAAAGATGATAAAACATTACCCTGAGTTAGAGATATTTCAACCTACTAATATTAATGGTAAAGAGGTTAAAAAACAAAACTTTTATAACTTTTTTGATACTTTACACGACACCGAAACTAAACAATATTTTGGTGAAGACTTTGGTTTCTGCCAAAGATGGACAGATATGGGTGGTAAAGTATATCTATATATCATGGATTATATAACTCACGTAGGTGAACATCAGTTCTGTGGAAGGTTTTTTGACAACTTAAAACTGGTTGACGATAGTAAAAAAATCAAATAAAGTGTTATATTTCAGGAATAGTACGCCTGCCACATATACACAATTTAGGCTAAATTATGACAATTACACGAATGCAGGAACCACGACAACTATATGGATTAGGAAGCTTAGTTAAATCAGTAACTAAGGGTGTTAAGAAATTAATTAAATCACCAGTAGGTAAAGGACTTTTATTAGCCGGTGGATTAGGCCTAGGAGGCATAGGACCTTTTTCTGGTTTAGCTAGAACTGGAGTTGGTCAAGCATTATTTGGTGGGGCTACAAAATATTTACCTGGTGCTACAGCAGCAATGAAAGGCGCTGCTATTACAGATCCAGGTATTTTTAGTAAAGCTGCATCAATGTTTAGTAATCTAAGCACAGGAACTAAATTAGGTTTAGGTGGAGCATTTGCTTCTTATCTTATGAGCACGGGTGCAAGTGAGGAAGAAGTAGAAGAAATTACAAGAGACAAAGGTAAATTAAGTATTTATCTAAAAGACTATTTTACAAAATTAAATCCTAATGCAACTGATGCAGAAGTAGATGAGTTTGTAGCAACTAATACTTCTGAATATGCGACAGGCGGACGTGTTGGTTTTGCAAATGGAACTGAAGAATATACTTTTGAACAATTTATGCAAGACAAAGGTAAGGTAGATAGCTACATGAACCAAGAACAAATGAAAAAATTGTATGAAAAAATGATGAGAGAAAAAAAGATTAAAGACCAAAGAACTCTGGTAGCTGTGGGTGGCATGCCAACAGGTATCATGAGAACTAATCAAGCAGGAACTATTGAAAGAGACTACAGAGACGAAGGTGGTTTTGTACCAGTTGGTATAAAAGAAAAAGCAGATGATGTACCTGCTATGTTAAGTAAAAACGAATTTGTAATGACAGCAGATGCTGTTAGAGGAATGGGTAATGGTAGCATTGAAAAAGGTGCACAAAGATTATATGATCAAATGAAAAGGTTAGAAAATAAGGTAGCTTAATGGCAGAAGTAACACAAACACGAATATTACCACCAGAGTTTATAGAAGCAGCTGGTAAAGTAGCTTTAGGTGATTTAGCAACAGCAACGGGTCAGTTTAAAACAGCTGATCTTTCAAAAGTATTTGGACCCCAGTTTATAGCTGGTCAAGATCCTTTACAAGCACAAGCTCAAAAATTAGCCACTCAAGGTATTGGTGCATATCAACCTTTTTTAACAACTGCAGGGACTGCTCAAACTGAAGCAGGAAAATTAGCAAGTCAAGCAGGTCAATTTGTTGGTCCTCAAGCTTACCAACAATTTATGTCACCGTATCAACAAGATGTTATTAAAGAGACATTAAGAGAATTTGACGTACAAGCTCAAAAAGGTTTACCTGCATTAGCAGCACAAGCAATTAATGCTGGTGCATTTGGTGGTGGTAGAGAAGGTGTTCAAAGAGCCGAGTATCAATCAACAAGCGACAGGAACCGGGCAGCATTACAAGCTCAATTATTACAACAAGGTTTTGGTCAAGCTCAAAGCGCTGCTGCTCAAGCATTTGGTCAACAACAAGCTTTAGCTAATCAACAATTAGGTTTAGGTCAAGCCGCTTTAGGTTTAGGTCAATCACAACAAGCTTTCTTAGGTCAAGATGTTGGAGCGTTATCTACTCTTGGTGCACAGAACCAAGCATTAAGACAAGCTCAGTTACAAGGACAACAACAGTTGGCTCAACAACAATTACAACAACCATTAACTGCGGCTCAAACTTACGGTCAAGGAGTTACAAGTTTAATCGCTGGATATCCAGGTCAGACAACTCAAATTACTGCTCCAAGTCCAAGTCCAATCGCAACAGCAATAGGAGCAGGTGGAACGTTAGCTGGTATATACAGAGCGTTTAATCGACCAACAACATCATAATGAGAACTTTTAGAAGACCAATGTTTAGAAAAGGCGGTAATGTCGGCAACGGTATTATGTCTGGTATTACAGATAGAGTGCAAGCAGAAGAAGGTTATTTACCTGGCAGCACTGCGGCTATGAAAGGTGCAATGGGTGTTACTGAAGAAGGTATAGATCTTGCTCGTCCATTACCTAGTGTTACAAAATTTAAACCTATGGACTATGAAAATATAAACATAGAAGAAATGGTTGGTACACCAAAAACTTCAGCTGAATATATAGAAGAATTAAAAGCAGGGGCTGGTGACTATGGAGGAATGGATCCTTTAACAAGTTTTTTATTAACAGCTGGACCATCTGTTGCGGGAGCTACAGGTTTTGCTGATGCAGTTAGTAGACTACAGCCGGCTACTCAACAATTAATAAAACAAGCAGATGCTAAAGCTAAATACGATAGAGATTTAAGATTAGCTGGAGTTAAATTAGGTATAAGTGCAGAAGATAGAGCAGATCAAAAAACTTTTGATTTAAAGAAATTAGATTTAAGTCAAGAAAATCAAGTTAAATTTTTAAATGATGAAAGACGTTATCAACAATTACAAGCTCAAGATAAAAGAGATTACGATGAAGTAATAGCAGATAGAGCTAGAGCATTTGCTAAATTAGATGATGAAAAACAAAAAGAATACGAAGAAAGATTAATTAGAGAAGGTAGAGCTTTTGAACTTGAACAAATTAAGAGTAAAGAACAGTTTGAATTAGATAAACTTAAAGAACAACAAGACTTCCAAGAAAAATTATTAGATAAACAATTAGAAGTAGAACAACAATTTACAGTTAAAGATTTTGCAAAAGAGTACAAAGGCAGCAGGAATCAAGCAACTAATAGAGTTAAATATGAAAATGAAAATGTAGAAGCTAAAATTGTAGAGAAGTTTGGAGATAAAAACTTTGGTGGTTTAATTGGTGGAGAAACTCATGGTAGAACAGATAGAAGATTAAAAAATGCAAAAGACAGAGATGTTGGTAAAGTTTACTTTGATGTCATGGATGGTAAAGTTAAACAATTGAGAAAAACTAAAGAAGGTGAATATAAGTTTAATATAATCGAAGATATAGATAGTTATGTAATAGAATCACCACCACCAGGGACTACACAAAAAGAAAAAGATGCAAAAATAGATGAAAGATTTAAAATCTTAAGTGATGAGCAAACACAAAAATTAGAAGAACTACGAAAAAATAAACCTGACGATTTTGGTACCGGAGCGTAGGAGTCTAAATGGCAGAAGAATTTCTACCTCTTAACTCCGCTGAACAAAATAACGATACAGCATGGTACACAGCAGCAGCATCTGGTATTGCATCCGGGTTATTAAAAATACCTGAAGGTGTATTTTCATTGGGTGCAGAACTAATTGATTTAGGTGCAGACACTAATCTAGCTGCAGACGTAGAAAATTTTTTTGATAAATTAAATCCATTTGAAGAGATAGCCGAAGAAAGAGCTATTGGTAAACTTACAGAAGCTATTGTACAGGTTGCTGTACCTGGTGCTATTGGATATAAAGTTGC